CAAGTCTATATAGAGCAGTGCATGTCATGGCGTCCCAAGTGGGCGCAGACATTACCACTGGCGTGTGAGTCCGGGATAGGGGACAGCTATGGAGACTGTTAGGTAGTACACTCGGGGTACACAAACAGAGGAACTTCTATGGCACTAGCACACTCCTACTCATCAATCAAAGATTTCGAGGGCTGCCCCCGCAGATACCACGAAGTACGTATTCTCAAGAACTTTAAGTCTAAGGATACCGACGCCACGCTATACGGTACGGCAGTACACAAAGCGTTTGAAGACTACGTCCGGGACGGGGAAGAGTTGCCCGCTAAGTACTCGCAGTTCAAGCGGTTTGTTGAGCCCCTAGCAAAGCTGGAGGGCACTATCCTGTGCGAGGAAAAGATGGCTATCCGGGCTGATTTTTCCCCTTGCGGATTCTTCGATAAGGATGTATGGTTTAGGGGTATCCCAGACTATTTGCACATAAACAAAGCCGGGACGGTAGCACGGGTAGCCGACTACAAGACGGGCAAGTCAAGTCGGTATGCTGACCCCGGGCAACTTGAGCTCCTGTCAGCGATGATTATGGCGTACTACCCAGAGGTGCAAGTAGTCAAGGGAGTGTTACTGTTCGTCGTTGTGGGCGATGTCATTAAGGCAGAGTTCCGACGCGATAAGTTCCCCGAGATCATGTCCAAGTGGGCAGGGCGGGCAAACGATATTGAAGCCGCCGTTGACCATGGGGTGTGGAACCCACGCAGTTCGGCGCTGTGCCGATTCTGTCCTGTACATTCATGTGAGTACAACAATGCCTAGCAGTCCAAACTACAAGCGTAACTATAAAGAAGAGTACGAGCGTTACCAAGGTACGCCCAAGCAATTAAAAGCACAAGCAGAACGCCACAAAGCGCGACGCGAGTACGAGAAGAAGAACGGCGACTTGCCTGACAGCGTAGACGTAGATCATAAGAAGCCGAGATCTAAAGGGGGCAAGACAAAACTGTCTAACCTCCGAGCCGTACCCAAGGGCGAGAACCGTAGCTTCGCACGGACAAAAACTGGTAAGTTAAAGTCGCAAACCTCTAGACGAGAGCGCGCATAGTAAGTTAATATCTCTCTGACGACGCGAGTTGTCATTGTTGTTCTCCTGTAAGTTCTTCGCTAGGTAGCAGTGCTACCTAGCTATTTTTGTTCTTTAAGTTTTTTCCATGCAAATAATTGACAACCGCGCGTTGATGTTCAACACGCGTAAGGGTCCCCAGATCACTGCCCTTATACCTAAAAGCAAAGTGGTCGATAGCAAAGACGGTGTTGACCGAGTCGTAGTTAACTGGGACTACGACGAGTCTCGGCTACTGCGGAATCTGGGCGTACGTAACGTACCAAGCCCGATCATTGGTAGGTATGATTGGCCCGGCATGTACACGCCGTTTGACCATCAGCGGGATACTGCGGCATTCTTAGTGACGCACCCCCGGTGCTTTGTGTTCAATGAAGCCGGTACCGGCAAGACCGCCGCCGCCGCGTGGGCCGCTGACTACCTAATGAAGAAAGGTAAAGTCACCAAGGTCTTGATCGTCTGCCCTGTATCTATCATGGATACCGCATGGCGCGCTGATCTGTTCCGCACCCTCATGCACCGCAAGGTTGCCATTGCGCAAGGCAGTCGCGCACAACGCACCAAAGTCCTGCAAGGTGATTACGAGTTTGTAATCATCAACTTCGACGGGGTCAAGGTGGTGCACAAAGAGCTAGCAAACTACGGGTTTGATTTAATCATTGTGGACGAAGCCAACGCGGTGAAGAGCGTTAGTACCGACCGCTGGAAGATGCTAGCAAGCCTAGTTACCCCCGCTACACGGCTGTGGCTTATGACGGGTACCCCCGCGTCTCAATCTCCGCTTGACGCCTACGGCCTAGCGAAGCTAGTAAACCCCGATGCAGTGCCACGCTTCTTCGGTAGGTTCCGCGACTCCGTCATGATTAAGATTAACCAGTACAAGTGGGTGCCGCGACAAGACGCGCAAGAGATGGTGCATAAGGTACTGCAACCGGCTATCCGGTTCTCTAAAGAAGAGTGCCTTGATCTGCCTGACCTGCTGTACTCCACGCGTGAAGTGCCGCTAACTGCACAGCAGTCTAAGTACTATGACGCAATCAAAAAGCAGATGATAGCGATGGCGGCAGGCGAAGAGATCACCGCAGTTAACGCGGCGTCGATGCTCAACAAGCTCTTGCAAATATCTCAAGGCGCGGTGTACACGGATGATAGGTCTGTGGTGGAGTTCGACGTCTCTAACCGCTTGCGTGAGTTGATGGATGTGATCGAGCAGACAGAGCAGAAGGTTCTGGTGTTTGTGCCGTACCGCCACACCCTTGAGATACTGACCGAACGAGTCGCCGCCGCAGGACATAACGCGCGAGTTATTCACGGTGGAGTTAGCGCGACTCAACGCGCGGAGATCATTAAACAATTTCAGACCGAGGACGACGTTCGCATCCTGCTCATGGTGCCTCAAGCAACCGCACACGGGATTACCCTAACTCGCGCAAATCAGGTCGTATGGTGGGGCCCAGTTAGCTCAACGGAGATATACTTACAGGCCAATGCCCGAGCGCATCGCGCGGGACAGAAGCACAACGTTACCGTGACGCACCTACAAGGCAGTCCGGTCGAGCGGCGCATGTACACCATGCTGCAAAATAAGATCGACCTCCACAATGAGTTGGTCTATTTATATCGCCAAGAGCTTGACATTGAAATTTGACAGTGTATAATTCATACTTCTAGTCAATTCAGGAGAACATATGTCGGACACAAGAAATACCGATACGCTAGTGAAAACGTACATCAAGATACGTGACGCAAAGCAAGCGAAGGAGCGAGCGCTCAGGGACGAGATTAAGGAGCTAGATGTTCAGCTCTCTACGATCGAGCAAGCGCTATTAGAGATCTGCAAGGACACCGGCCAAGATGGCGGTAGAACTGCGAGTGGGACGTTCAGTCGTTCCGTAAAGCGTAGGTACTGGACCAACGATTGGGACAGTATGTACAAGTTCATCAACGAGCACAGCATACCCGAGTTGTTAGAGAAGCGATTGCACCAACAAAACTTTGTGCAGTTCATCACTGAGAACCCGGATGTTATGCCCGAGGGTGTAAATGTCGAGTCTAAGTACTCAGTCACGGTCTATCGACCACGTTAACGTTAATCAAAGGAAATCATCATGAGTAACATTTCATTGTTTAAGTCCGGTTCTGTAATCCCCGACTATCTTCGTGACAGCGCCGACGAGGCTACCAAAGCAATTGCCGGTAGCTCTGGCGGCAAGACCATCTCAATCAAAGGCGGCGTATGGCGCATGATTGTGGGCGGAGAAGAGGTCGCGAAGAACGAAGACCGGGCTATGAACTTTGTGGTTATCGCGTCTGGCAAAGGGGTTACCCGCACGTTCTACGCTGAGCAGTACCAAGAAGGCAAAGACATCAAACCGTCTTGCTGGTCTGCCGAAGGTATAGTGCCCAACGAAGAGGTGCCAAACCCACAAGCTAAACGCTGTGACCAGTGCCCGCAAAACGTCGAGGGGTCGGGTGATGGTAAGTCACGCGCATGCCGTTATAGCAAGCGCTTGGCAGTCACGCTAGAGAACGATATTAGCGGCAACGTGTATCGCTTGTCTGTTCCAGCCAAGTCTTACTTTGGTCGCGCTGACGGTGAGAAGATGCCCCTGCAAGCCTACGGTAAGTTCTTGTCAGGCCACGGTATCCCAATCACTGGCGTCGTAACCGAAGCTCGCTTCGATACTGGCGAGGCTGTGCCCGTCATGAAGTTCCGCGCGGTTCGTCCTCTGTCACAAGCAGAGTGGGAAACCGCTAAGGCTCAGAGCAGCACTGAGGATTCACGGCAAGCCGTAGACTTTAAGATGGTCGTCAAAGAAAGCGATACACCTGCGTTACCGCAGTCTTTCCAAGACGCTCCCGTCGTAAAGAAGGCCGTAGCTGACGACGCGGACGAGGGCGACACGCCAGTCAAACGAGTCAAGGCAAAGCCACAAGCGGACACGCCTAAGGCTGTGGACGCTATCTTAGACGAGTGGGCTACAGACGATGAGTAAGCAAGGACGGGGGCACTCTACTCTGTTTATTAGCAGGGTTCGCTCCGCTGAGCTAAGCAGGCCAGTAGCTCGGCTTGCACGGGCTTGCATCAAGTACAGCGTTCCGGTGGTAGCTATCGCCGACGATCTTGGTGTGACCCGTGCGACCGTGTATAACTGGTTTGCTGGCTTCTCGGAGCCTCGTCCTCAGTTCTTGCCTCGCATCGAGAAACTAACTGCGCTGTTAACTCAGCGTAAGTAGTTGCCCGTATGGCGGCGACGTAATCTCGCCGCCATTTTTGCCTCTGTAGTTTTCCCATGTGAGGTCCTGTGACTGATTTCCTTAACTCCGTTCTCCCTGCGCAAGGTGTGTATTGCACCGTCGGGATCCGGGCAGGTGTCGTCAAGCAGTCGTTCTTAAATACAATTGCTGATGTAGAGGCGGTTAGCGACGGACTCGATAACAACGGTATTGATGCGTATTTCGCATTAGCTTCGTTCATCGAGCCCGGTAGCCGTACCGTTGCCAATGCCGCGTTTCTCCGCGCCTTTTTTCTTGACCTAGATTGCGGTGAGGGTAAACCGTATGTAGACCAACCCGCCGCCGCGCAAGCCTTAGCTGAATTTTTATCCGTAACTAATTTACCGACGCCCACTATTGTCAATTCGGGCGGCGGGCTACACGTATACTGGCCGTTAACTGAAGACGTTCCCGCGGAGACGTGGATTGTTCATGCGCGTAGTTTGAAACGTCTCTGCACTGCGCACGGCTTGATGGCTGACCCCGCAGTGACGGCGGACGCCGCGCGTATCTTACGCGTTCCCGGTACGCACAACTACAAAAACGCGGTAAGCCGCTCCGTGCAGATCATGACGTCTGGCATGCCGACGTCTTTTGATGACTTCATAGAGTTGTTACCTGAGCCGCCCGTAGACCTCTCCGCTGCACGTGCGTTCGGCATGGACGCTGAGACACGTGATTTGGCTGGTGACTACCCGTCCTGCTCGTTTGCGCGTATCGCGCAGAAAAGTCTAAAGGGCAACGGCTGTGCGCAGATGAATCGCGCTATACGCGAAGCCGCCACGCTAGAAGAGCCCTTGTGGCGGGGCGTGCTGTCAATAGCTAAACGTTGCATTGATGGTGAAACAGCGATCCACAAGATCTCTAAGAGCCACCCCGACTACACGCCGGAAGCAACGCTGGAGAAAGCCGCCGAGACCAAAGGCCCGTACACATGCCAGTGGTACAGAGATAACTATAGCGACGGATGCGCGGGCTGTACCCAGCGGGTGTCTACCCCCATCCTGCTAGGGCGCATTGTCCAAGAGTCCAAGGCCACAGAAGAAGACACGTACATCGTAGAGGCTCCAGCCAATGAGATGCACCCCGCCATGGAGATCGCGGTGCCGACGTTTCCGTTCCCGTACTTTCGTGGGGCGCAAGGTGGCGTGTTTCGCAAAGAGACTGACGCAGACGGCAACGTATCCGAGGTTGAAGTCTATCGCGACGACCTCTACATTACTGAGCGGTTCTTTGACTCCGACAACTTCGGTAACGGCGATGGGGAGATGGTTGGCATTAACCTGCATATGCGTCAAGACGGGGTTCGGCGGTTTTATACCCCCGTAACTACAATCTTTGCAAAGGACAAGTTGCGCGACGCCTTAGTACGTAATGGTGTTGTAGCGTATGGTAAAAAACTGGACGATCTTATGAGCTATTTCGCGTCATCTATTCGGAAACTACAGACCCAATACTCCGCTAACAAGACCCGCAACCAGATGGGCTGGACACCGGACATGCTTGGTTTTGTGGTCGGTGAGTTAGAGTACACCCCCAGCGGTACGAAGCTGGCCCCGCCCGCTAGCGGGACGCGCGAGCTTGCGGCCATGTTTAAACCCACGGGTACCCTAGAGGAGTGGAAGAGCGTCGTGAACTTCTACGATCGACCCGGCCTTGAGCCTCATGCGTTCGCGTTGTTTATGGGG